TGGATAATGGTATGGGTGGAATGGGTGGAATGGGTGGAATGGGTGGAATGGGTGGTATGGGTGGTATGGGTGGTATGGGTGGTATGGGTGGTGGAATGGGTGGAGGTAACAGAAAGTTACCATTTGATCCAGCATTGTTATCATTTGATGGTGGACCAAAAAGAAATGATGGTGATTTTGGACAAATGGAAATGAATCCAAATATGGGCATGATGGGTGGAATGGATCCAATGATGCTGCAACAAGGTGGTTTTGGGGGTGCTGATATGGGCATGAGTAATTTTGATTCTGGAAAAATGAGTCAACAGGATATGATGTGGCGTATGCAACAACACCAAAATCCAATGATGGGTCAACAACAGAACCCAATGATGGGCATGCAACAGAACCCAATGATGGGCATGCAACAACAAAATCCAATGATGGGACAACAACAGAACCCAATGATGGGACAAATGAATCCCATGATGATGCAACAAATGATGCAATTTATGCAAATGATGTCTGGCGGCAATACGCAAAATTTTATAACGGGCGGTAGGGATGGGACAGACGACGAACTAAACACAAAATTAAAGGAAATAAATTCACAAAAAGTATCAATTGCTGAGAGATTGGGGTTAAATCCACAAGACATTATCAATATGTCATCGGATGACATAGCAGATCTTGTTGATAGAGCCAAAACACTAGAGCGCACACAAAACAAACATGATTCATCTGACTCTGACTCTGATGATGAATCGGATGAACCAAAAAAACCAAAAAATCAGAAAGAATTACTACAAATGTTGATTCAGATGAAAAAAGAAAAGTTAAAAGAAAAGTCATCACTAAAAAATGTTGTTAACAAAGTAGTTGATGATACCATCAAAACTGCTAAAAAAGGAAAATCAAAAAAAGGGTCCAGTGAAAATGAATCATCAGAGGAAAAACCAAGAAGAAAAGGAAATAAGAAACAAGAATCTTCAGAGTCAGATGAAAAACCAAGAAGAAAAGGAAATAAGAAACAAGATTCATCAGAATCAGAAGAACAACCAAAAAGAAAAGGTAATAAGAAACAAGAATCTTCAGAATCAGAAGAACAACCAAAGAAAAAAAGTAATATGCGACAAGATGTGTCATCTGATCAATCATCAGATTCAGACAAAAAATCCAATAATAAAAAACAACAGAGTAAAAATGTTACATTTAACCTTAAAAAACAAAAAGAAACAAATGTTACTCTATGTGATTCAGATTCGCCTGAGGAACAATCTAAAAAAACAAAAACAAAAACAAGTGTACTAAAATACGCGTGTGATGAAGTATCAGAACCAGATTTTTACAGCAATTATTTAGTTAAATTTGAAGACTATCTCAATACTACTGTACTCAAACAAGTATCAGAAATTAAACTAGTCAATCACACAATGTCAAGTACTCCCACTGTAACAGATGAATCAAACAGTCTATCTATTATATATGGTAATGAAATGAAAGTATTTACATTTGAAAATGGTTCACATGAAATTAATGAATTATTAGAAAGTATCAATGATGCACTGGAAGAAAATGATGTTCCAGTTAAGGCAAAAGTGACTAAAGATTCAAAAATTATATTTGAAAGTGATGAAAGTTTTGGATTAGATTGCACAGAAAACTCAATTACAAAATTTTTGGGCTTTACTAAACCTAAATATTCTGCATCATCAAAATATACATCTGAAAAACATCATATGTTTAACAGTACACCATTATACATATATATATTAAATATATCAGCAACCAAACCATTTGCTGTCATTAAACAATCTGGAAAAGTTGAGCATAAGTTTAGCAAATTTGATAAACCAATTGGAGAACTAAAATATTTAGTTATTCAAATCAAGGATGCAGAATCTAACTGTGCACCAGATGATACTGATGATCTACATGAGTTTGATTCACCTCATAGCATGCAATTTGAATTTAAATATTTTGATAATTAATAGTATAAATATGATAGATTCAACTAGTGATGTATTAATATTAATGTTACTGATATATGCAATCATTATATCTGTGTTGTATTTTAATGACTTGAAACAAAGGGATGACTATATGAAAAATAAAGACCAATCATTAAGACAAAAGGAAGAAGATTTAATGAAAAGGGAAAGCATTATTGTTGATAAAGAAATTTGTTTTAGAGAATTAACAAAGATAAAAACACTTCATACCAGTGTTCTTGATATTCTCAAATCGTATAGTCTACCTGGCAAAGTAGAACCATTTGACAATGTTTCAAATAATAGTCCACAATCAGAAATGCCCCAGGCTCCTCAGCAAAACTAGATGCCAGAAGGCTCCTCAGCAAAACTAGATGCCAGAAGGCTCCTCAGCAAAACTAGATGCCAGAAGGCTCCTCAGTAAAATTTAATACCTATAGCTCCACTAAATTCAGTTGCTAATCTTTGACCTACATCAGCACCATAACTTTTGACTATTACTAAATCAAAAATTTTTAGCTCATCACTAATTTTTTTATTAACTTGTGAAGCAACATCAGGTGAACAGAATAGAGTCTTTAACATTTTATTTTGTATAGATGTTTTTATATCTTTACCAAATACTATTTTGCCACCTTCTTTAGGATCTAATAATTTAGATAACCACATATCCAATTGTTTTGATACATCTACATTTTGTATTTTATCAATATCCAATAAAATTTCATCATCTCTTTTATCATATTTATAAATTTTTGTGAATCCATCTATTGAATCATTCAACATCTTCAGTGCTGCAGATACTCCATGAACAATACATATTTGTTTTGCCGGAATATTTGTTTCCATGTATGTTTGCATATTCATATTTTTTGTTGTCTGAGATACATGTAATCTTTTTTTAGTTGAATTGAGGTGATAATGTTTCAAATCATTATTTTTAACATGGAGTACATTAGTATATGTTTCATCAAGAAGATAAGATTTCAACCAATCAATTTGATAAATATTATCATATTTTACTGCAATTGGATCACATTGAAAATGTATTAGTGTTTTTTTCCAGGCTTTTTCAAGTTCAATTGTGTGCACCATGTCATCAACTAAAAAAATATTATTAATGATTGTTTCTGGTTTGACATTAGACAAGTGCTCCAAAAATGAGTATAATCGTTTCTTAATATGATTTCTCTTGACTGTATTCTGAATTAGATCAATTATACCTATTATCTTATTTACTTTTTCAATAAAGATTTCAACAGCTGCATCATATACAACAAATATGTATAATGATTCATATTTATCCTTTGTAATTTTGAATGGGCTCATTATAGTATCAAAGCGACTGGTCATAATAAAGTAACTATGTAAAATTTATTTAAGCTGTTTGACCAAATCTACAAAACCTATTGAATAGTTATTGATAATTTCAATATTTGTATCAGCTGGGATAATTCCTAATGTTTTTATAACATCAATAACATCCAATTGGCTCATATGCAATAAATGTTTAATTAAAATAGTTGATATAACACAATGACCACTACCGATCACACTAGTTGGTAGAGGACTATTGACTGAAAATTTTGACTTATTCCAAATTTGTCTTGATACAAATTCAAAATTTGTATCAAATTTAGAATTTAGATCTGCAATATATGTTTGGAATAATATTTCAACCAAATTTTCGGACTCAATAATCATGTCATCCAAAAAAACACCTGATGCATCTTTATTATGGTGATTAAATAGATCTATTAAAAGTTCATCAAAATATGTTGTTATACCATTCGGATCAATAAAATATCAATGTGCTGTGTGATAATGTGTGTAACATAATTAACTTATCTGTTGCCTGTAATGTTGTGTGATAAATATTGCTAATCTCTGTAACTATATCCAAATGATGTGAACATAAATGAGTCACTATGTCAACTTTATACAGAGTATAGGTTGGACAAAATGTTTTGATTGATATCTGTTCTAATAAAAAATTTGTTACCAGATCATATGTATTAAAATCTATTTTTTTTAACATGTTTAAACTAGTTTTATCACATATTCCAACACCAAAATAAGGTTCAATTAAACCAACTATTGAGGTTGTCATTTTGTTTGCCTAAAGTAAAATAACATAAGATAGTACGATACTAATACTTTAATCAATTTTTATGAAAAAATTGATTAAAAACATGTACTATTAATGTTTTTAAATTTATTCATACTATAGTTCATTATGACGGTCTTTATAGAATTTGCATCACCGGCAAAAATAACATTTGCCGACAAACTAGACCATTATTCATTTTTTGTGAGACCAACAATTCGTGAATATTTACACTTTGCAACAAATTTAATTAAAGAAAGGGCACCTGGTGGCTTGACTGTTCTTGATTATGAAGTTGCACCAGGTAATATATTCAAAATAACATGTTGTAAGATAGAAGATATTTGTATTGTTATTATCACAGATATATCATTTGGTGTCTCATCAGTGAGATACATGATCAATGAATTAATGAAAATACCAGTAGACACAATGACAGAACCAATATTGAGTGAATTTATCAAAACACATCAGGATCCAAAAACATTTGATAACATTGTCAAAATAAAAGATCAGCTATCTGACATACATACTGTAATGTTAAAGAATATTGATGAAATATTGAAAAGAGGTGAGTTGCTAACTGATCTAGTGGAAAAATCTCATCAACTAAGTATAAATGCAAAAGCATTTCAAAAACAGGCAAAGAAAATGAATTCTTGTTGTGCCATTTTGTAAGATTGTTCAAATATTTTATTTATCTAAACAACATTATTCATCATCTCCTTCAATCATTGGAATAGGAATCATTTTATCAATGATATATGTGTCCTTGTCCAATTTCTTGGGTAAATTATCTGCATCATAACCAATTTTTCCTATTGCATAGTGTAATTCATAATCATATACAATTCCTGTTGCTGGATTGTACCAATATGCATTTGATTTTGAATATTTTACTTTTGTGGTTCCATCATCCTTAGTTAATTGTTTAACTGCCACTATTTTTATCACCTTGATTCTCATTGTCTGTGAATTTATACTATTGCTACCATTATCCATTTTTAAATCATCATATAAATCTTCTTTGTATGCTGGTCCAATCTGTTCATCAAATAATGATGGTTCCTCAAATTGGAAACATTTGTAATCTTGTACTAATGCATTATGTGTTTTATTAAGTGCACAATCAACTGCAACTTCTTTAATAGCATCTAAAAAGGATTGTATTAAGCCCTCCTTGCCGCGTGCCATATCTTCAATATATTGATCAGTTGTCCATTTACCTGATTTTCTGACTGATTTATATCTGTATACATCCACATGTCTTTCTTCTTTTGGCAAATCTCTATGACTGCAAAATCGCACACCACGACCAATCATTTGAATCATTCTCACTTCATGCCAATATGGTTCCATCAAATGAATTTGTCTAATATTGCTCAAGTTTAGACCCTCAGCACCAGCAGGAGAAATCATCATTATTTTACTTACTTTTCCATACTTATTTGAAACATCATTGAAATAAGTCAGATTTTGTCCTCTTTCTTTCATATCAATACCACCATGATATTCTGAATATCTTAATCCCTCTTTCCCTGCATCTGATGGCTGGAATGGTGTAAAACCAAAATATTTTAGATATATTTTAAATATTTGTAATCCCTCCATCAAGACATAATTGGTATAAACTAATACAGGCCCTTTAGATTTTAAGGCAATGAAGATCACATTCAAAAATTTTGCTGAACACATGTGTAATGCATTGTATAATCCTGATTTCTTTTTCTCATTTTTATGGAATGCCACATAATCTCCCTTGTATTTTCCAGAATAAGTTTCCACATCATTCAATAATGTATATTTATTTTTTTGATCTTCATCATCTTTTTCTGCTAACCATCTGTCAAATGTTTTTACAAATTCTGTAATACTATCAACATATTGTTGGACATTGTAATATTTATCAGTACCTTTTTCAATACTTGTTTCCTCTCCATTAATCAATCTTTGTCCATCCTTTTCAGATATTTTAAAATTAGTAGGTCTAGGTCTTAATTCACCAGTCATATTTTGGTTCATATGGGGAAATACAAAGTTGCATGATTGGCGCGTATATGATTTATATGTTGTGGAACCTCCCATTTTAGATCTCTTTTTTCTGGCTATTGCATCCTCTATACCTTCAAAATAAGTATAAATATCATCCTGGTAACTTGACATTTCAACATCAATATATTCTATCTTTTTACTAGCAAAAAAATCTGGAGTTGCTCCAATGTAAAATGACACAAGACCCATAATACGACGTTGAAAGTTATTTTTATGAGTTGTGCTTAATGTTTGATAGGCAGAGGTTGATATGTATTCCTGATTGAACTGTAATTCACTCTTGGGAAATATTCCGGGGCGCAACATATTAAATAATAATGCCAATTCAAACGGTTTGTTAATGGCAGGGGTTCCGGATAAAGCTATTACACGGGTTCCTTCATTTTCCTTTTTATCTTGAATAATATAATCATAAATTGTTTGTGCTCTTCTGCCTTGTCTAGTACTGATATTACTATACACATTTCTAATAAAGTTATGAGCTTCCTCAATAATATATAATGATTTTTTGGAACTATCTGCATTCTTAATGGCATCTAAAAATGCTTTATCTGCATTTGGGGCATCATAAGAAATAAATACAATATTCTCAAATCTAAATTTCTTTTCTTCTTCTGATAACCATGTGGACAATTCACCCATCCAGGTACTACCCTTCAAACTTGCTTTTAATAAAAGAAATACATTCCATCCGGGAGTGTAGTTATACAACATATTGTAAATATTAATTGTTGATGATGTTTTACCAGATCCTACACCATGATAAATCAGAACATCATGATATGGACTATTATAATCCATAAATTTGCTCAAAAATAATTGATATTTTCTTAATTCCAACTTTGATTTTCTGAAGCATGGATCATCATCAGCCTTCACTATTTCAGGTAATTTATATGGTTTGAAATTGTGTAAAATCCAAGAAGGGAAAAGTCGGCCATTAATCTTAAGATCAACATATTTATCTTTATGTTTTCGGGACATAATAGTAGTCTATATACTAGTTTAGTAAAATTATGATTGATAAAAATAATCTTATTTATTCTGATTCATATTCCACTATCTCATCACTATCTGAATATATTACTATTTCATCATCACTTGCTTCTCCATAATAATCACTCTCATTATCACTTTCACTATCCTTAATGACACCTAATGTTATCAATGCACTTCTTGCAGCATATTGTTCTGCCTTACCCTTTGCACCTCCTTCCCCGATCCCGATTATTTTTCCTGATGGATTTTTAACATACATAATAAATTTTCTGACTTCGCTCAAATTGGCAGTTTTATTGGAATCATCTTCATGATATTTGGGTTCTGGCCATTTGATTTTATGGCAATATTGCATTAATCTATCTTTATAATTATCATCGGTATTGATTAATTCTGCAATATCAACCTCAGTTTCTATAATTTTAATAAATAGGTCCCTACACTTATCATAACTTACTTCCAGTGATAATGCCCCAAAAAATGATTCAAATATGTCTTCCGTTAAATGCACATTAGATACTCTGCCCCCTGCAACCTCAACATTCCTGGCTATCACTGCATATTTATCAAGACCAACTATTTTTGATAATTCAGATAATGAATCTGCTTTTTCCAATTTTGTTCTCAGTTTGGTTAAAAATCCTTCATCCTCTGTACCATATCTTGCATACAAATAATCTGCCACTGCATGATGAATAACTGCATCACCTAAATATTCCAATCTGCCATATGATGTATCTTGTAAAGGCATGACACCAACTGTAGATTCAATTGGTTCAATATCTTTTAGAATTTTTGCTGTCTTTTCATTAATAGTGGTACGATTCATATATGAAATATGAATCATAGCAGTTTGGAATAACTGTAAATTTTTTACTTTGTGTTTTAGACCGTATTTACTTAACATACCCTCAATATATTCCCTTGTGATGTAAATATTTTTTTCATTTAGTATGTGTAGCTTAAAATCCCCATTGTGAAACCATTGTTTGACTGTTGCCTGATCATGTTGTTCTGTCATTTTATGATTGTTTAATGTTTTTAATAGTTTATATCTGTTTGGGTTTTAAAGTTTTGGATATCAATTTTTATTTAATGTGTGTGCAGATTTTTTTGTATTATAGTCAACCAAATCATGATATTTTAATACCATAAAATTTATGTTTACTAAATACTTTTTACTTTATTAAATATTTTTTGAAGCTTCTATTGTTTTTATTAAAAATGAATAATATATAGTGTTATCTATGGATCAAATATTCATAAAATTAAATGAATGGACTAATAATTTTATAAGTAATGAGCAAATCAAAAAATATAAAAAGCATACAAAGAAAACAAAAATTGATAAGG